TCCTTGCCGCGCCAGAGCTTCTGCAATTCCTGCGGCCGCAGCTTCGCAATCTCCGTACGCCCCTGCTCAAGGGCATTGGCGATCTCGATGTCGCCCTTGTACTGCGCGCGAGCCGCCGCGTAGGCTGGAACCTTCACGTCCAACCGCTCCACCATGGCGTTGCGCATTTCTTTCAAGGCATTGGCTTCTCCGCCTTGGCCGCTGGCATACAGAGACGAGATGCGGCGATCGAGCGCCTGCTTCACGTAGTCGAGCGTGCGCACGTCGGGCGCTTTGCCTGTGATGTTCGCGCCGACAAGATTGCCCTGCACGTCCAGCACCGGGTCGTAGATGGGCTTCAGGGCGTACTTGCTGGCATCCTCGCCGCGCGTGGTGGCCGCAGCAGCCAGACGCTCGGAGTTGAGCATCGCATCCTGATAGGCCTTCTTCATGTCGGGGTTGTCGAGTAAACCCAAGATGCCGGTGTCGTCGATGTCGCCGTGCTCGTAAGCCTTCTCGTACACGGTATCCGCGCGCTGGCGCAGGCCAGTCAAAACGCTTTCCTGCTTGGCGAAGTAATCCGGCGAGGGGATAGCTTCCTGAATGGCCGCCCTGACGCGGTTGGGGGCGTCGGTGTGTTGACCGGCGATCGCCTCCACGAGCTCTCTGCGGCCTGCACTGGGACGCGTGGCGACTGTCTCCGCGAGTGCCATCAGCTCAGGGTTAGTCTGCGCCATCATAGACGGTATGCCCATCGCCTCGTCGCGCGCAGCGGTCCCGTAGAGGCGCGGGATCGTCTGGCCGCCGCGCTCTATGGCGCCGAGAAGAATGTCATTCGCCGTCTCTACGGCCCGCTCCGGGGAGACTTTCCCCCTGACGTTTCTGTAGACGTCGGCACCGTACCGAGCGGTTGCCCCCGCCGCGGGCGCGAGGGCGCCCATAGCGCCGCCCAGACCGGCGCCCATCGCGCCCGTAGCCGCGCGGTTCTCAAAGCCGCCTTCACCGGCGCCGAAGCCTGATGCTGCACCGGAGGCCGCGCCCTGCGCGCCGACGCGAAGAGCTTGGCGGGCGGCCGTCTGGTTCGCGGCGATGCGCGCCGCATTGGCGGCCTGTCTGGCGGCAACCGAAGGCACAGCCGCGCCAATACCCGTGGCGCTGGGGGCAACCCGAGCGGCGAAGGGGGAGAGGCGCGCGGCCAGAGGGGCGGCAGTCTTCGCCACGTTGGCGAGGCCGGGAAGGCGACCGAGGGCCTGCGCACCGCGGCCCACCCAGCCCACGCCCGGGATGAAGGCGGACGCGATGCCCGTCCCGAGTTCTATGCCCGTTGAGATGCCGGGCTCTTCGTCCTTGTACCGCTTATACTTCTCGCGGATGTCGTTGAGAGCCGTCGTGTAATCCTCGCCCATGACCGCGCGCACGGCGGCCTCGGCCTCGTCGCCAAGGGAAAAGAGACCTTGGCCAGCGGCGCGAGCGCGCCCGGCCCATAAGTCACTCTCGCCCAGCGGCGCGGGCTTCTTCTTCAGAAGATTGGGGGGCACGAATAGCTTCTTGGGCGCGTCTGCCATGGCCTCAGTCTTCCTTGTCGCTTGAACCAAGCGGAGCCGCTACTGGGGCGCTTGCGGACATTGTCGCCTGCTCCTGCAGAGCGGCTACGCCTCGCGCCATGGCGTCTATGTACTCCTGCGCGGCCAACTTAAACTCGTCCTCGGACAGGGAGGTAGACATGCGCTGTATGGCCTTCTCGGCCGCCAAACCTTCTCTCTCGGAGACCGGGCCTGTGCCCTTCATGGCCTGCACGCCGGTCAAGAACGCCGTACCCTTTATCTGCTGAAAGAGCGAAGACGCGCCGCGCGCCGAGGAGAGGGGCAGAGTCCCAACGCCAAAGCCGCCCTTGAAGGGGTTTGGCCTGCCGACAAGCGCCGAGAAACCCTCGTGATCCAGAAGCTGCTGGAGCTTTTGGCTGTTGGCCTTGGCGGCCCTGACATACGCCGGAAGGCTCTGGCGGGCCGCAGCGCGCTGGGTGCCGATTGCGCGGCCTTCCGACTTGGCGGCCTCTCCGCCCGACACTTCTCCATATGTGGGCGGCTTCTTGCTGGCCTTAGCCTTGGCGTCTGCCAAGGCCTGTTGCTCCCTTTGCAGTTGCAAGTATTTGAGGTTTAAGTCAGCCAGATCCATTCTTGGTTTTGTCGGATCTGCCGGGCGCGCAATCATCGCGCCGGGTGTTGCGGCCGGACGGACAATGGGCGCGTCTTTCCAGCCAGCCATTATGGCTTCCTCCGAGTAACATTATCCGGGCCGATGAACATCGCGCCGGAGGGCAGAGCATTGAACTCCGTGTCGTTGTTTACCCGCACCGGCGAGGGAGCCCCGGGCGTCGGGGCGCCAGCCGCCTGCTGCTGCATGTCGGCGGGCGAAACCATCCGCCACACCAAATTGCCGGTCGCCTCGTCCACCGCCTGAACCATCCTCGGCGTGTACATCGCCTTCAGGGCGGCGTAGCGCGCTGCGGCGATCTTGTCCTCGGAGGCTAGATTTGTCTTGAGCTCATCGCCCTGCAGCTCGCCCACGTCCATCTTGTATTTGGTCAGCATTGCGCTCTTGGCGTCTTCCGCCTCGCGTATCGCCTTGCGCTGCCCGGCCAGAACAGGGGCGAGATTGGCGATCGTCCCGCCGAAGCCGGGGCTCATTTTGGGCTTCAGGAACGCCGCGCCGATCTCGTAGAGCCTCTCGGACGAGCTGGGGCCTGCGCGGCGCGCCTCCAATTCCTTGCCGTACTTCTCGTACAGGGCGCGGCGGGGGGCGTTGTATTCCTTCTCGAGCCTAGCGGCTCGCTCCCTGACACCGAGACCATAGGCGTCGAGTTCGCTACGCAACGGAAGCGGCATGGCGCCAAAGTTGTCCAATACGGGCGACAGATCGTCGTCCTCGGTGGACTCTGGGGGGAGGCCTGCAAAGCTCATGTTCTACGTTCCCTTGATCAGCCGAAAATCTTAGACCAGTCCACCTCGGACAGATCCTTCGCGATGCCCGCGCCGGTAGCTATACTGCCGAAAGCCGTATCCAGCGGGCTGTTCCCGTACTGCTGCGGGTAGTTCAAGGGCTCGACGCCGACTTCCGTCTGAGCCTTCGGCACGGCGCCGCTGGCACCCACGGCGCCCATGCTCTTGAGCGCGGCGTCGATCTGCTCCTGCGGGTAGCCCTGCTGCTTGAGGTAGTCCTGATAGGCCAGCGTGAGGTTCTGCTGGTTCATGCCCTGCCGCGCCGCGCCCACGTCCGTGATGGCCTTGGCGCCGCCCAGACCCGATGCCTGAGCCGTCTGGCCGAGATCGGCCAGCGTCTTGGCGACATTGAGGCCGGAGGTGACGCCCTCCGTGCCCAGATTGCCCGCCGTCTGCGCGAGCTGCGCCTGACGCTGCAGGTCGGCCTGCGACGCCGTGAGGGCGCCCGAGTAGCCGCTCTGGAGGGCGGCGCTCTGCTGCGCGAGGATGCTCTCGTTGGCGTCGCGAGCGGCGCGTCTGAACATCTCCGCATTGCGCGAGCCGCCGGCGGAGCCGCCGGCGATGAACTGGTCGTTGATGCCCGGCAGGATGTTCTCGCGAAGATTGCGGGCGCCCAGCTCGGCGATGCGGCTCGTGACGGCCTCGTTGTAGGGGTTCATGTACTGGCCGACGTTGCCGTAGGCGGCCTGCCCGGCCTGCTGCAGATACGGCTGCGCCGTGGACAGTCCCGACTGGCCGATCTGGCCCTTGGTGACGTCGATACCCTGCTGGATGGGGGCCGCGCCCAGACCGGCGGCGGCGACCGTCTTGTCCATGCCCTGCTCTTGCTCGGGCGTGAAGCCTGCGATGCGCGGGCCCTGATACGTCTGGTAGGGCGTCGTGGCGATGTCCCGCTGACCCGCCAGCAGATCCTTGGCGTAGTTTGTGTACCAGTCCGGCACCGCCGTCGTGGTGGTCTTGCTGACGGGGGCCGTTCCGGCCGGGATCGGCGCGCCCTCAGTCAGGAAATCTAGCATACCCATGTTGTTTCCGCTTCCAGTGGTGGGCGATCCTACACTAGGCGTCGCTGGGGTTGAAGGGAGAGCGCCGTAAGTTGGCGCATAAGAAGGCGTTGACGGGAGAGCGCCGGGGCTCGGCGCGGCAGGCGTTGACGGCGCGATGGGCGTTGACGGGAGAGCGCCGGGGCTCGGCGCAGCAGGCGTTGACGGCCCGACTCTGCTTCCATCGAGCCTTACCATATCAGGCGTAACTTTCCCTAAAGTGCCGCTGTAATCGGGCGCAACATAGCCCGGCTGGCCTCGCGTCACCCAGCCGCTGCCGGGTTCGGCCATGCCGGGGCCGCCATCAAAACGCTCGCCCGTTTGCGCATTGTAATAATCCACCATCACCGTCGAGGCCGAATTGCTTTGCTTCAGGCCCTTTGGAAGCGCACGGGGCGTCGCTGGGGTGTAGCCCGGCCCGGACTTCATCACCGGCATATTAGGGCTAGGGCTTGGCGCAGGCGCGGGGCTCGGCGTCTGCGTCGCGGGTACTTCTGTCGGTACAGGCGGGATACCGGAGGGGGCCTTTGCCCCCAAACGACTCGGGAGTGTTGGCGCGGCAGGCGCTGACGGCGCAGAGTAAGTAGGCCCCACAAACCCCGGCATGTTTATCGGGTCTTGCGATACTAGCTTGCCTTGGCCGTCGTAACTGTCCGATTTCACCATGCGCCAGCCGCTGCCGGGCTCGGCTTCGTAACCGCCGCTTCCAACCGTGTACCGCTGGCCGGTCTTTTCGTTGTACCAGTCTACAAGCGCCGAGGTGCTTATGCCGCCGGGGTGGGTCAGGCCCTTCGGAAGCGTAGGGGCAACATACGGGTTAGCCTTATCCCAAGCCGAGTTGAACTGCTCTTCCTGCTGGGCGTCTGGACGGGTTACTCCCCGCTCCAAAGCCTTAAGTGACAGGGGATTGAAGCCAAACTTCTGCTCGTAAGCCGCGCCGTAATCCATGCCTCGCGCCGTCTTCAGCGCACTGGGATCGCCTTGCATTAGCCCAAGAGCGCCAAGAGATGTACCGGGGCTGGACACTACGAGCGTCCTCCAGCCATGTAGGCCTGCGGGGCCTTAGCATTAACACTGAACCGGCCCTTGGCCAGATCCTTGCCCTTGTGCTTGCGCACATTAGCACGGAAACGGTCGAGCTGGGCGGCTCCCGCCTTGTTCGATCCATTGCCCAACAGGGCCACGGTCTCGGCGTCGATGACGTACTCGCCGTCGCTCAGGACGGCCGGGATGTCGTCGCTGCGGCCGTCACCGGCGCCCTGCACGGCGAAGGACTTGGAGGGGCGCGTCACGGCCATTGCGCCGCCCTTGGCGGCGCGCTGCGGCACGTTGGCGAAGAAGCTGCGCTCCGGGCCGAAGCCGTAGCGGTTCCAGTCAATGTCGCCCATGTCGCGAGCCGTGCGGGACGTTGGCGACGTGCCGCCGCCGAAGGGCGGGATGGCGTCGCCCGTGGGCAGCGTGTCCGTGGTGAAGGATGGCGGCATCAGCCCGCTGCCGCCCGGCGTCGTGCCGGTGCCTGCGCCCGCGCCAGAGCCGCCCGAGCCACCGCCGATGAGGCCCGCGATCGTCAAGGCGGGTTTCAAGTAGTCGAGGTAGTCGAGAGGCGAGGGGGTCTTGGGGAGTACCGGCAACTGCGGGTCTAGGACGAACGTAGTGTCGGGAATTGGGAACGGCGTTATAGTCTTCGGCTCGGGCTCGGGCTTCGGCTCGGGCTTCGGCGTCGATTCACCTTGTACCTTAATAGTCTCCGTGCCGGGGAAAATGGGCGGAAGCACGGGCGAATGTGGGGGTGGAGGCGGCGTCTTGTCGGCCTCTACCTTCATCTCCTCAATGTCGAGACCCGAGGGTGCCTCGGGGAGTTTCGGCAACGTCAGGTCCGGGCTGAACGGGACCGGAGGGATTACATACGGGGTTATGGTCTCCGGCGCCCTTGGTTCCGTTACTTTGACAGTCTCCACGCCGGAGGAAATGGGCGGGAGCGCCGAACCGACGAGCGCGCCGAGGCCGCCGCCGACAGCGGAACCAAAGCCCGAGGCCGCCGGAGCGAGGGCCGTGCTTATAACAGTCTCTATGCCCGGGGTAATCGCGGGCAGCAGCGCGCCGGTTGCGGCGTTCGACGCCACGTTGCCTGCGCCGGTAAACGCGCCGTTCATGGGCGTGGAGACGACATTGCCCAGCGCATCCACAGCGGCGCCGCCGAAGACATCGCCGAGAGCGCCTGACACGAGGGGGGCGGCATAGGCTCCCGCTCCCGCGGTGACGCCACTAAGCGCGGCCCGCATGAGAGCCTGATCCAAAGGCCTGCCCTGTACGGCGCTCGACACACCGGAACCCAACGCAGAGCCGAGCCCGGCACCCACCGCCGTGCCCGCAAGTCCGGTAAGGCCGAGAGACAGGCCGCCCGTTAAGGGCGCCAAGATACCACCGAGGGCGGGGAGCAGAATATCGAGCCACCCGTTGTTGTTTTTAGCGGGATCTTTTACGTCGGAGGCGACGGTTTTTTGCGCGTCTGTGCCGTAACCCGAAACAAGCGACCAATCGGCCTTCTTGCCCCTCGTGTTGGATGTAAACGTGGCGTACTCCGTCAAGGCCCGCAGCTCTTGGGGCGTAGACGCACTGGCGCCCATCTGCTTTCCCGTGACGTTGTCGATCAGGGTGTACGTCTGACCCGGCGTCAGGTGGGCGTAGGGAACGGCCCCGCCTTCGTTTCTCATGCCGCCGGCGGCGACGTCACCGTAATTCGGGACGCCGTAACCGAGGTTTGTGATCATCTGCTCTGGCGTCCGGCCCGAGGCCATGGCGGCGTCAATCTCGGAGCCCGGGGCGTAGTGCGGCGTCGTGTCGGCAAACACGCCGTACTCTTCGGAGGGCGCATCGTATGTCGGGTCCATGAAGGCGGGCGTGATCAGGGCCGCGCCCGGATACCGGGCGTAGAGATCGCTAAGGGCGTCGCGCAGCGACTGCATGTACGCCTCCTGCTCGGGCGTGTAGCCGCCGGCAGAGTAGAAGGAGTTGTCTACGCTGGCGGCGGGTGTGGGGTCTTTGTACATACCCGTGTCGTCAACCATTGAGCTGCCGTACTCGTAGGCGGGTGTGGGGTCTTTGTACATACCCGTGTCGTCAACCATTGAGCTGCCGTACTCGTAGGCGGGCTCAGGCTGACCGTCGTCGTAGTAATACTCTTCGTCCCGAGAGTTATCGTAGCCGCGCTGCATAACCATCAGCCAGTTCCCTCAAGCATCGGATATGCGCGCATCGCCCAGTCTCGCCAATCTGTAAACTGATACGGATCGGGGAGGTTGCGCTGCGAAAAAGGTGTCGCGCGTACAAAACCTACCGCCCAGTCCTGCCAGAGACTTTCGTCAGTTAAACGCCCGAAAGACCAAGCATCGCCGACGGCTAGTATTACACTATCCGCCCAGTCCAGCAAAGTCATGTTGCGCGGGTCGATCATCCGATAACGGTTCCATCACCCGGCTGCAGATGCGCCATGACTAGACCCATCTGATAGTCGCCGCCGAGCGTGTTGCTCTCGAAGTAGAAGCGCAATTCACGGCGCTGATCCTTGAAGTATATGATTTGTTCCTGTGGCGTCTGCGGCGTCTGCACGATGGTCTTGCTCTCGCCATTTACCTCGGGCGCGCGGGCGTTGGCGCGGCCTCGGACCTGCACCGTCATGTCGCCCGTCTGCACGAAGTCGGGCTCCAGCATCAGCACTTGGAGGGCCTTGTTGACTTGCTTCTGGGCCGGCAGCGAGATGTCCGCCGTCTCGAAGTAGGACAGGATGGGCTGCTGGCTCTGCCCGTTGATGGCGTCCGTGCCCGTCTCGTGGATCCAGAAGTTGTAGGGCTGGTTGAAGGTTACCGTAACCGTCGCATCGGCGCCCGAGCCTCCAGTCACATCTACCGGGTTGCTCGGGACGACTGTGTAGCTGCCTGCATTGGTGATCTCGAGGGTGTCGATCACGCCGGCGGTCTCCGCCGTAACGGTCAGCTCAACCGGGATCGCGTACTGGCCCCCGACGACGGTCAGCACATCGCCGACGGAGTACCCGGTCCCCCCGTCGTCGATCACGGCCGCCTGCGCCGCATAGGCGAGAGGCTCCACGCCCGACATCATGGGCTTGCGGAAAATTGCGGGGAAAGCCCCCGCGCCGCGGCCGCCCTCGGGGAGGGCGCAGTCGTACCAGACGTCTTCGCGGATGTTGTAAATAATCGCATGGTTTGGCTCGGTGGACGAGCCCTTGGGGAAGCACCACCAGATCTCGCCGAAACGCGGCACCTTGGTCGCGAAGACCTTCTGCCGGTTCGCGTAGTTGAGATTGTCGAAGAAGAAGTTCTGGTTGAGGGCGTTCTTCATCTCGCGCACGACGCCGTTGAACATCAGGAAGCGGTCGCTGCCGACCCAGTAGAAGATGCCGTCGTACTCGATGACGCACTGCGCCGACATGATCGAGCTCTGCGTCGAGATCGTGTCGAACTGGAAGATGAGGGCGCCGCCCACGAAGGAGACGCGGATCAGGCTGTCGGCGGACCAGAACAGCCCCGATGGCGCATTGCCGGGGCCGCCGCGCAGGGCGATGCCGCGCACGATCTTCTGACTTGTGACGTTTGCGTTGCCGGACCCGGCGCCGACATAATCCGTCGGGTCTCCCGGCTTAGACCACGCCACATAGCCTTGGTTGCCGAAGAAGAAGGTGTACGGGTGCAGGGAGACGATGCCGCCCGTGGCGCTGTAGCCGGCGGGCAACTCGCCGCCTGCTTCCGTCAGCTCGGTCAGGTCGCCCGTGCCGAAGAGATCGCCAACGAAGAGCTGGCCGCCTTCGTTGTTGCAGATGCAGTCGAGGTTCGGCGCCACTTGCGCGACCAGCAGAAGATCGCCGCTGGAATCGTGGTCGCTGTCGAACTGCCACATGTTGCGGACGTCCGCGACCAGCGCGCCCGGCGTCCTGTCTGCGATGACGGACGTGTTGCCGCCGCTGTCCACATAGAAACGCTCCACGAGGGCGTACGATCCGGCGTGGACGTACGTGAGCTGGTTCTTCGTGTAGGTGTAGAGCGTGCGCGCCAGTCCCTGCAGGTACTTGTTGATCGAGCGATAGCCGCCGATCTTGCGCGGGAGGCCGCGCTGGAAGCGCACCCACTGCCCGTCAACATAGGCGTCACCCTCGAACTTGGTGCCGTCTCGCTTGATACCCGGCGAAGATGCTATGCGGACGATCTCGTCTGCCATTAGCTGATCGCCACTGCAAAGCTGTAGCTGTCTTCGGTTGAGACGGTGCCGATGGCCGCGCGAGCTGCCGCCTCATCCACCGCCGTGAAGACGGCAATGCCGACTGTCGTGCCGCCCAGATTGATAAGCGCGCCGCCCGCCGAGGTGGCGCCCGTGCCGCCGTCGGATATGGCGAGGGGCACTGCGATGCCCGCAGTCGCGGCGTTTACGACTTCTACGCCGTTGCTGTAGTAAATGCCGCGAGAGCCCTGCGGCACATCCACGACCGGGGTCTGGCCCAGAAGCCCAACACCCAGCGTATACGAGCCGGAGGTCGCGTTGCTGACCCAATACTGCTGCGTAGTGCCGGGAACCTGAATCTCCATGTCGCCGGTCAGGGTGCCGATGAACTCATACGCAATGCGGTTAAGCTCGGCCCCGGACAGAACGTATGGGCTGGTCTCGCTGGTCAGATCAATCGACGTGTAGTCGAAGGCAAACACGGCGTCTTGACCGAAGCCGACTGTGTACCAGCCGATGCCGTCGCTGTTGCAGACGGCGCTGTCTCCGGGGCGCAGCACCAGTGTCGCGGCTCCGTTGATGTCGTCAGAACCATCCGGGGTTACGGTCAGGTTGCCGCTGCCGCCATTGCGCGCGGCGATGAAAAAGCCGTTGCCCGCAGACGCCGCCGAGGGGAGGGTTAGGGTGCCGACGCCGCCGGTCCAGACGTAGAAGGCCGCGCGATCAGGAGTGCCAGCCGTGTAGTTGCTGTTGAAGGTGATGGTCGGATACGTCTGCGACAGGACGCTGCCCTGCGCCACGAGGCCGAGGCCCGCGAGGGCCGAGGCCTGCGCCTGAGCAGTCGCCGCGCCGTAGCGGAAGACGCGCCACGAGCCCGCGGCCGTGGTGTTGTCGGTCAGGTAGATCTGCCACTGCTGACCCGTGGCGATCGAGATGAGCGTGCCGCCGATGCTGTCCTTGACCGTGATGGTGTCGGGGCCGAGGTTGTTGAAGAGCGTGGTCTGGCCGACGCCGGTCTGATCGGCGGGCGGCATGAAGATCGAGTAGGCGCCCGTGGGCGTCACGTCGATGATGCGCGCGGCCACGTCGGCGCCAGTGTTGGCATCTAACGGCCACGACAGGGTCACGTCCGCCGTGAGGGCCAGCGCCAGATACGACACATTCGACGGGTAGATCGTCGTGCCGCCGAAGACCTGTGTGTAGACCGACATTTAAGCCTCCTTGCGAACCGTCGAGCGGTCCAAGATTTTCTTGAGATCTTCGCCGTTCAGCATAGCCGCGGCGCGATCGTACATGGCCTGCCAGACCTGTATGCGCTCGTCGTTCTTCAGGAACGGCGTCGCCTCGAGCAGCGTCGCGTACAGCAGAAGCTCCGGCGCGTACTCGCTGATCCAGTTGCTCTGCAGCTCCTCGCTGAGGAGGGGCGGCAGCTCGTAATACAGAACCTCAAAGGGGTAGTCCTCATCCGGCGTCGGCACGATCAGCCAGTGGCTGAAGTCGTAGTCGCCGTAGAACTGCGGCGTGCCCGTCTGGGTGCTGTCGGGCCAGTAGCTGCGCAGGTACTCATAGCCGCGCGTGAACAGGAACGTGCGCGTGTTGTTGCCAGCGCCCGTGCCGACGTTCATGCTGATCGTGTCACGCCAGCGGTCGGGCTTGTCGTACACGGACAGGCCCGTGGTCAGGGTTCCCGTCACGACGTTGATGAAGCCCTGAACCTTCAGCTCGCGGGCGATCCGGCGCTCGGCCAGATTGATGAGGCGCGGGATCTGCTCGTAGACGACGGCGTCCGAGGCCAGCGTGGCCCCACGCTCGAGATAACGCCGCACGTCCTGCTGCAGCGTCGTGAAGGTCATCGCGGTGGCGCTGGTGCTCATTTATCGGCCTTCCCGTCGAGCTTGTCGAAGATCTTGTCCAGCATCTTCTTCACTTCCTGCAAGTCCGCGCGGTAGTCCTCCTTCGCGACGTAGGTGTGCGGGAGGTTGCGTACATCCTTATCCAGCCGCTCCACGGCCCTGTATATGTTGTTCAGGATCCATCCGCCGAAGGTGGCCGCGAGGCACATGGTTGTGTTGAAGAGAACTTGATAATCTACGCTCACTTCAGGTTCCTCAGCTTGTAGATGGTGCTGAGGTAGACGCCGCTCAGTGCGTCGATCTGGTTGGCGATGGCGCGGTTGCCCTTGCAGATGCCCTCGTGGTTCTCCTCGATCCAAGCCGCCTCAACTTCAAGGTGCTTGAGGATGTCGTTGTCGCTCTTGTCGGGGGCGGGGATGGTGCCGACGAGTTCGAAGGCTCCCTGATAGGCCTCCACGATGTCGTCGAGGGCCTCGATCACGTCGTCGTAGAAGTGGCCCAGCGCCTTGTGCTGGGCGTAGGACTTGGTGCGCCAGTGGTTCCAGTGCGCCAGATTGCGGCTGTGGAACACGCGACTGATGAGATCTTCGATCATTTACAAACTCCCATGTGGCAGAAGGGCTGCCTCAGCCTCCCGCCGCGCCACGAGGCCCGGCAGGATGCGCCCCCCACCGCGGACCCATTTCCTGATTTGTTCTCGCGCCCCGGTCCAGTCTTGGGAGTTTACTTTTCGGCGCAAGGTACTGGTCTGAAGTCTACCAGTTCCGAGGTTATAACAGAAGTCCACCAAGGCGTTTACCGTTTTGACGTCGCCGGCCGCCTTTGGGCAGAAGCGCAAGACGGCCGGCAGGTACCTGTGCCGCAGTTCCGCCTCCATGAGTTTGTGGGCGGCCTCCTTGGACATGTGGGCATCGGCCAAGGTGACGGCGCGCCCGTCGGCGTAGTGGGTTGAGCCGTAGCCGATCGTGGGGACGCCCGCCGGGCACAGGTACGGCTTGGCCCGAAACCCCTCGAACCGCTTGACCAGCTCGATCGTCAGAGTGAGGTCCACTAGATACCGC